GTAGGCGGTGATGATGTGAGCAGCGTTGTGAAAAACTCGATCACTCGTGAACACAAGGACGTGGGAGCGACACTGGGTTATCCGTTGACAGGCACGGACACCAGTGCTTCTTTCGGACATCCTGCCCACGGAACATTCTTTTCTACTGTGCCCGTCCCTATGGTTGATGTCACCACTGACGAGAGAGTGTTTGTGAGCGTCCCCAATTTCGGCAGGTTTCTTTCGCGGTCGCATTTCTCAGCGAAGCGCATCCATGAGAAATACGTGCCCGGGCGGGTCTTGGACAACGTCAAGTGTTACCGCACATACTTCGGAACCGTCCCCGTGTTCAAGCCATTGTTGGACATGTGGGAAAGGGTCACCAAGGCCAAAACCTCACAACCGAAGTTTCGACATACTGCGCGATCCGAAACAGTGTCGGCAATGTATAGATTTGTGGAGAAGCCAAACACGCATAACATACAGCCGGACTACGCCACTTACCAGTGGATCGCTGACCATTATGACAACAAGTTCACGGTGGAGGATTTGTATGATTTTGAGCGAGTGATCGAAAATTGCCCCGGTGATGACTACGTCATAACCCACCACGTTGCGACGATCATGATTGAGACTGACACCGAGTATTCAGTGCCTTGCACAAAGACGGTAACGTATTTGCCGATAGTCAGCGCGATTTTTGAGGACACGACCGCTATAGCGTTCCGATGCATGACTGGGTACACCGGCGCTATCGTCAACATCTTGATCGGGTTAATCGAGATGGCACTCATGGGTGGAAACTTGTTCCCGCTGGTGGCGCACGTGATACAGGCAGTCGTTGTCTGGTACGCAGGCAGCACGATTGGCCTGTTTGCCCATTTGGCTTGGAACTATCAATGGGTGTTCCCGTCCACTGGTAGGTACGCTAAAGTCACGAGAGAGCAACTAGATGCGTGCCGAGTTTGTGCCCCGAATTATCCATTTCCAGACCCAGCTAAGCGCGACCCCACCTTCCAGATGCAGGTCAAAGTTGGTACCAAATTGATATACTCCGTGCCGGCCATCATGAAGTACAAGTTGGAGAAACAACCAGACCAGTACTGCGGGCAGAACGTTTGGCTGACCAAGAAAGAAGAGATACCGTTGCGCAAGCGCCAACCTGAATTCGGAACTTTCGAGGATGTTGCCAAGTACCCGTGCAATTCCAGGACGCACACCGCCCCAGGCGCACAATGGCTAGTGTCCTCCTGCTTCGCAAACCCATGCGTATTGTCAGGATGTATGCGCAACACAGTGCTCGGAGCAGTGCACCGGCGCGCCAAGCCATCACCACACGTTCCACGTAAATTGGAAAAGGCTTGGATAAAACACCTGCTGGAGCAGAGTGTTCCTTTGTTGTTGGTTCTCGACGCAGCTGAAGAGCTCAAATGGGAGCCTCGCCAACAGTTTGAGTGGTGGTTGAACCGCCCAGGGTTTGCAACTGAAGCAAGGAAGGTCCAGCTTCGCAAAGCGTTTGAGGAAATTCAGAACGGCGAGTCGATCAAATTCAATGAAGCCAAGACTTTTTGCAAAATACAAATGGAGTGCAGTAGCGCCTCACCCATGAACGAGTTCCTGCCCGTGTACGAGCCTGACTCTGAAAAGGGCCCTCGTAGCCGCGGCGTAACTTGCGTGTCCGATCATGTTGCCGTCTTACGCGGCCCAATAACGCAATTGGTTGCCAAAATACTGGGCCGATGTTTCGAGCCTGGCGTGTACAAGACTTTGCCTGGGTGCATCCACAAAACGGAAACTGTGTGGATGAAAGGGTGCGACCCAGTCACCATGGGAAACCTTATCAACTCTTTGTTTTCCCAGGCTATTTATTGTGATGGCACTGACGCAAGCGCGTTTGACAAGAACCACACCATGGCAACTAGACGAGCAGTTGACTTAGCATGGCGCTATTACCCTCAGAGTACCAAAGACATTTTGGCCAATATACAGTACGTCTCGAAGACCCGGATGAACACTGACACCGGAGTCATGTCGTTGGTGTACACCCAACAAGGGGGTATGCTGAGCGGCGAACCCGACACTTCATTGACCAACACTTTGGTTAGGATGGCCATAGACCGCATAATGCATTCCGTTGCGAAGACCGATGTGGCGTCTGCACAAGCATGGGCGAAAGCTCAGAAACAAAAATGATACAAATGTATCCGGGGCACGGGCTTAAGAAGCATGAGTGTGCGACCTCACCCCAACCCGAGCCATCAAAGTTAGTTAGTTAGTGGCTAATTTTGCTCAAATGTTACACTACAGTAGTGGGTCCACCATCAGGCTCATTCCTCAAAATTAATGATGTAGAAAGAGTGCTCACCGTCGTTGCCTAAGGGTGTCGGGGCTTGCCAACCCCGATGGTTACGTGCTGTAAATGTCTTTTACGACGTTAAAGTATCAAAACCAAACCCTTATGCGCAATCCATTTTTGCCACCCAAGCTGCAGCGTGTGAACGCCCCAGCGCCCAAGCCCTCGAAGAAGAAGCTGACGCAGCCGCGCAAGCCGGCAAATTCGTCACGACCATATTCC